CTTATGAACTGGCTGGCGTTCAACCGATGAACGGTCCTACTGGACTGATCTTCGCAATGCGCTCCCGCTACACCAACCAGTCTGGCACCGAGGCATTCTTCAACGAGCCCGATTCCGCATTCTCTGCGAACAAGGCAGGCACCAACATCGGTCAAGCAACCCAAGGTGATTACACCGANGCTACCGATGATGACGGCACTGTTGGTTTCGGTTCTACTGGCACCCAGCGTGGCACCAACCCCGCTATCCTCGAAGGCGCTGCTTCTGACGCTGTTCAAGCTCAGTACAGCGTTGGTCAAGGCATGGCAACTGGCGACTCCGAGGCTCTCGGTGACGGCAGCAATGGTGACTTCAACGAGATGGCATTCTCGATCGAGAAGGTCACCGTTACCGCTAAGTCCCGTGCTCTGAAAGCTGAGTACAGCATGGAGCTGGCTCAGGACCTCCGCGCTATCCACGGTCTGAACGCTGAAGCAGAACTCGCTAACATCCTGTCCAGCGAGATCCTTGCTGAGATCAACCGCGAGGTTATCCGTACCATCTACAAGACTGCTGAAGCTGGTTCGCAGGTCAATGTTGCTAACGCTGGTTTCTTCGACCTGGATGTTGACTCCAACGGTCGCTGGAGCGTTGAGAAGTTCAAGGGTCTCCTGTTCAACATCGAGAGAGATGCAAACCGCATCGCCCAAAGAACTCGTAGAGGGAAGGGCAACATCATCATGACTTCTGCTGATGTCGCCTCCGCTCTGACCATGGCTGGTGTACTCGATTACACCCCTGCCCTGAACGCCAACCTGCAAGTTGACGACACTGGTAATACCTTCGCTGGTACTATCAACGGTAAGTACAGAGTCTACATCGATCCCTTCTCTGCCAACAGTGCTGCTAACCAGTACTATGTTGTCGGTTACAAGGGCACCAGCCCCTATGACGCTGGTCTCTTCTACTGCCCCTATGTTCCCCTGCAGATGGTTCGTGCCGTCAACGATGGCACCTTCCAGCCCAAGATTGGCTTCAAGACCCGCTACGGTCTTGTCTCCAACCCCTATGCTGAAGGCACCGCTCAAGGTCTGGGTCGTATCACCTCCAACAGCAACCGCTACTATCAGCGTACTGTTGTTAAGAACCTCATGTGATTTATATTTCACATACTTAACACTGAGACCCGAAAGGGTCTCTTTTTTTGTCTTTATGTAACGGGTATGTAAAAAAGCAATGAATGTTAGTGAACTAACACAAACTGTACTATATAATACAGAATTGAGAAAATTCCAATGAAGTAAAAGTCAACTTCTACATTATTGTTCCATAATGGAGAGTGACAATGCACAATCTATTATCCCGCTCGCAATTAGACGAGTGGCGTCATTTTGAGGATACTATCGATGACCTTGCTTTGGAGCAGCAAAAACTAAATGACTACTATGAGTGTCTAATTGAATGCGATTCCCTTAATCAATCCGAATGCAAGCGCGTATGCAGGAGGATACTAATGTGATATAATATAAGTTCCGTGTGAAGGAAGTATAGACAGAGACCCGTAAGGGTCTCTTTTTTTGTGATAAATACAAATAAAAATGTCTTTTCTTGGAAAGCAGATTGAGAACAAGAATTACTTGTCTCCTGTTGGCTTTAAATTTAATATAGTAAAGACGCCGAAGGTAGATTTTTTCTCCAACAGTGCAAGAATTCCTGGTATCGAATTAGGGAATATTCAGGTTGGCAACTATCTCAAAGCAATTGATCTTCCTGGAGACAACATCAGATTTGAAGATCTGACTCTCCAGTTTATCGTAGATGAAAACTTAGAGAACTACTTAGAAATTCATAACTGGATCTATGGTCTTGGGTATCCAGAAAGTGTTTCTGAGTTTCAGGATCTAATTACAAAACCAGATGGTAGTAAGGACCAGAAAGAACAATACTCTGATGGAACTCTTGCTATTCTTAACAGCAATTTCAATGTAAGTGCTCGCGTAAAGTTCAGAGATCTCTATCCAGTATCACTGAGTTCCCTTGAATTTACAGCGACCGACAACGATTATACATACTTTACAGCAACAGTGACATTTAAGTATCTGTTCTATACGATTGAAGTTGCGACTTAATTTATGGATCTTGAAACTATACAAAGTATGTGGGAGAAAGACTCACAGATTGATCAAGACAACTTACACGACGAAGCAGCAAAGATTCCGTCGTTACATGCAAAATATTTTGACATCTACAATAACATCAAACTACTGAGGGAGAGAGCAACATCAGTAGAGAACAAGGTTAAGTTAGAGCGTCATCTGTATTACACAGGCAAAGCAGATCCAGAAGTTTATGTGGAGAATCCTTTTCCATATAAAGTTCGGGAGAAGGATGCTGTCCAGAGATATATGGCAGCAGACGAAAAAGTCCAAACAGCAACATTAAAAATTAAATACTATGATGTCATGTTGGTATACCTGGAAGATATTATCAAACAGGTAAGCAACAGAGGATATCTAATCAAGAATATAATCGATTGGCATAACTTCCGTGCGGGGTGAGTATGAGCAAGCTTATTATTTCAAAGAAGAACGAAGTCTTTTTGAAAGTAGAGTCTGAGCCCCATGTTTATCAAGAGTTGTCAGACCACTTCTCTTTTGATATCGAAGGTGCAAAGTATATGAATCAGTATCGTAGAAGATACTGGGATGGAAAAATTCGTTTGTTNTCTACACACACTAGAGAATTATATGTCGGACTACTTGACAAACTAGTATCCTTTTGCANTAGACATGGATATGAATATGAGTTTGCAGATAACAAGTTTTATGGAACTCCTTATGAGGAGAATGAATTCATCTCTCGCGAGGGAGTTAGAGATTATATGCGATCTATTTGCAATCGTCAACCTCGTGATTATCAAATAGAGGGAGTATACGGTGCTCTAAGACACAATAGAAGGTTAGTGATAAGCCCAACAGCCTCTGGCAAATCTTTGATGATTTACTCAATCGTGAGGTACTATACAGAGCGCAAACAAAATATCCTCCTAGTTGTTCCAACGACATCTCTGGTAGAGCAGATGCATAAGGACTTTGAGGAATATGGATGGGATGCTTCTTCATACTGCCACAAAATCTATGCTGGTAGAGAACGCGAGGCAAAAGCACCTGTAGTGATTACAACCTGGCAATCTATCTATAAACTAGAGAAAAGTTACTTTGAANGATTCAATGTNGTNATTGGTGATGAGGCACACNTGTTNAAAGCAAAGTCTCTTACTCAGATNATGACAAAATTACACCAAGCAAAATATCGTTTTGGTTTTACGGGCACGCTAGACGGCACGCAAACACATAAGTGGGTATTAGAAGGACTGTTTGGACCATCTTACAAATTGATTCGGACAGAAGAATTGATGAGTAAGGGATATTTGGCAAAGTTAAACGCTAAGATATTGCTTCTCAAACATGATGAAAGGGTATTTGATTCTTATCAAGAAGAGATTGATTACTTGATAAAGCATGAACAAAGAAACAACTTCATCAAAAATCTTTCCATAGATTTAAAAGGTAATACCTTGGTTTTATTCTCAAGAGTAGAAGACCATGGGAAGGTACTTTTTGAATTGATAAATAAAAACATTGGAGAAGATCGCAAAGTCTTCTTTATTCATGGAGGGGTTGATGTTGAGGATAGAGAACTAGCCCGTTCCATCATTGAGAATGAAAAAAATTCTATAATCGTTGCCTCTTACGGCACATTCTCTACGGGTATCAACATCAAAAACTTACATAATGTAATTTTCGCTTCACCATCTAAATCAAGAATTCGCAACCTCCAGTCGATTGGCAGGGTACTTCGGAAAGGTACGAACAAGTTTAGTGCAACATTATATGACATTGCAGATGATTGTACTTTCCGCTCCAAACGAAATTACACTTTAAATCATCTCATCGAACGAATTAAAATCTACAACGAAGAGAAATTTAATTATGATATGGTAACTATCAACCTGAGGAAAAAAAATGAACGATGACTTCTACGCAAGCATTAAACTAGTATCGGGTGAGGAAATATTTGCAATCACTTCTTCAGAAGAAGACACTCTGATTATTCAAGATCCAGTTTGTATTGAATCGGTCCATGGACCTAGAGGATCTTATTTAAGAATTGAACCTTGGATGCAAGTTCCTAAAGATCAGTTCTACTTCATTGACAAAAGTAAAATTATTACAATGACTGAAGTTGAGCATGATCATGAGATGGTTGAATACTATACCAACTACCTGTTAGATGCTGCAGAAGATCGGGCAAACGGGTTTAGATCTACTAGTAATAGTAATGGCAAAGTCAAACCATCTGAAAAGATGGGATATCTTGGTACAGTAAACACTGCTAAGAAAAAACTTGAAGAACTCTTCCAATTAGAAGTAGATCCCAAAGCAGGGATTGCTACTCATGTATAAAGAATAAAGCTAGCTATATTGCTTCTGAACTTCGACAAAGTTATTCTACTCATAGTTTGCCATGTTGTCAAGCTGTGCTATAATGTTCACAGGAACTTAAAGATATATGCCTAAGAAAAGGTCCGAGCATTATGTAAACAACAAAGAACTGCTCGATGCGATGATTGATTACCGCATCAAGGTAAAGCGGGCGAAGGAGAATGGTGACCCTCCCCCACCAATCAGCAACTATCTTGGAGATTGTTTTCTTAAGATTGCAACTCACTTGTCATACAAACCAAACTTCGTGAACTACATGTTCCGAGAGGATATGATCGGTGATGGAATTGAGAACTGCGTTCAGTATATACATAACTTTGATCCTGAGAAATCTAACAACCCGTTTGCATATTTTACTCAAATCATCTATTATGCTTTCCTGCGTCGGATCCAAAAGGAAAAGAAGCAACTTGAAATCAAAACCAAGATCATTGAAAGAACTGGTTATGATCAAGTGATGGTCGTAGAAGACGGTGCAAACGGTCAAGCAAGTGACTACAATACGATCAAAGACAACATCCAATACAGGACATCTCGATGACTGATCAAGAACGCCTCAGTAAACAAGTAGAACAGTCCAATCCATGCCGTGATGACTCTGATAGGGGTTACTGGCGCAAAAGACTTCGTGAACTAGAAAAAAAGAATGAAAATCGCGATAATCACTGATCAACATTTCGGTGCCAGGAAGGGCAGTAAGCTCTTCCATGATTACTTTAAAAAGTTTTACGATGGGACTTTTTTTCCTACGCTTCTTGCTGAGGGTATCACAAGTGTTATCGATATGGGTGACACTTTCGACAATCGTAGAAGCATTGATCTCTGGTCTCTCAAATGGGCTAAAGAGAATTACTATGATCGTCTCCGCGATATGGGAGTCACTGTGTATACTGTCGTGGGTAATCACACTGCCTATTACAAAAACAATAAC